CGGAAGTCCGGCGGCTCTTGCATGATGCCAATGGTGTCTTCTGGTCAGACGCTGAACTAACGGACGACATTAACAGCGCCCGTGAGAGAGTAGCGAGAGATACAGGCTGTTTACGCACACTTCAAATCACAAGCACCCCCATTTCTAACACGGGTGTACCTGCAAGTATCTGGACTGCCGGAACTGCTGTTACTGCTGGTCAGTTTGTTTTTAGCGGCATCTTCATTTATGCGGTTGTTACCAGTGGTACGTTAGGGACTGTTGCTCCTCCCTACCCGTCTGACAACTACACATTCCCGCCTAGCACTTCGTTCACGGATGGCACGGCAACCTTGCAATACTCTGGCCCTGCTGAGATTATTCCGTATGCTATTTTGTCTACGGGAACAACGCTGGACATTCTGAACATCACGTTGTACTGGGGCAATAGCCGCCTTCCTCTGCGCTACTTGGCATGGTCAAACTTCAATGCTCAGTTGCGGTATTGGCAAAACTATGTTGGCAGACCCGTGTGTTTTTCAGTCTACGGTCAATCTCAGATTTATATCGGGCCTGTGCCTGACCAGTCGTATGTCGTAGAAATTGATAGCACAATTTTGCCGACACCGCTTGTCACAACAAACCCGTCTGCAACAGACCCTATCAATGACCCCTATACATCTCCTGTAGCTTTTTATGCGGCCTACAAAGCCAAGTACAAAGAGCAGAGCTATGGTGAAGCAGAAATCTACAAGCAAGAATATCTGAAGCATGTGAATGCCGTGCTTAACAGCACCTTCACACGGCGCATCCCAGACCCTTACTCAACTCCGTACTAATCATGGCAGCAGCAGAGCAAAAAAAGTCCTATGCTGTCATCAAGAACTTCAAAGGCCTAAACACAAAGGCCAACCGAACGGCAATTGATGAAGATGAGTTTTCTTGGATAGAGAATGCCCAGCCTATCGGGTTTGGCAACATCAAGATTGTCCAGGCTCAGTCTGCTGTGCTAGATTCTGGTGCAAACGCAGTTGTGTTTGCCAACACCACAACCGCACTAGAGTCTGCCAACATCAATGTCAGTGACTACCTTTTGTCTTTTGAAGACAATGGACGGGCTGAATATTTCAACCTGACCAACTCTACCAAGGGTAATGTGGCTGTGACGGGCACATTCTCTAGTGCCAACGTGTCTACCGCCCAGTTTAAGAATGAGCGTGTCATTGTTGGTGACCCAACTAAGGGTTTGTCTAACTGGGATGGCACAAACTTAGTCTCTATGGGGTCTGTAGGCTCCATAGGCATCACAAATCCCGGTGAAGGATACTTGGCTGCACCTTCTGTAGTTCTCAGCGCCCCTAACGAAACAGGTGGTGTCCAGGCTACGGCAGAAGCAACCATTACCACGGGCGCAGGTGGACTTACCAGCATCAACGTGACTGCTGGGGGTTCTGGCTACACGGCAGTGCCGGGTGTGACTATCACTGCCCCAGATGTGCAGGGTGGAACACAGGCCCAGGCAGCGGCAACCATCTCTGCTGGCGTTGTTGTCGCCGTCACAATAACTGAACCCGGCTCTGGCTACTTGAATGTGCCTACAGTTGGCTTTTCTTCTGGTGCAGCAACGGCTACAGCGGTGCTAACCAAGGGTACTGTCAACTCTATCACCCTGACAAACGCTGGTACTGGCTATACCTCGCCGCCTACAGTAACTTTGACGGGTGGTGGTGGAGTAAATGCGGCAGCTATTTGCCAGCTTGTGACGTTCAAGACTGGAACCCTGTCTGTGCTGGTGACCAACGGTGGTTCTGGCTATGGAGCCAGCGGCTCTTTCTTTGTTGGTGTTTCTGGCACGGGTGGTTCTGGAGCAAATGCCACAGCCATCGTGAGCGGTGGTGCGGTCACACAAGTGATTATGAACAACCCTGGTAGTGGTTACACGGCTGCTGGCACGGTTACTTTTGGTGGCTCTGGCTCTAACGCTGCTGGCACGGTTATCCTCAACAGTGATGAGATTGCCTCTGTAGCCACTTTCTCAGGACGCACTTGGGTAGCGGCAGGACGTACTGTGTACTACTCTGCTGCCGGAAGCTACAGTGACTTTACCTCTGTGTCTGCTGGGAACTTCCCGATAACAGACTCAACCCTTCACGGCAACATTAAATCCCTGTTGTCGGCAAACAACTTCCTCTACATTTTTGGTGAAGACAGCATCAACGTCTTCTCTGACCTGCGTGTTTCTGGCACGGGTACAACCCTGTTCACAAACACCAACGTCAGCGCCAGCGTAGGTAGCAACTTGCGGTATGCGGTATTCCCATACTTTCGCAGTGTGCTGTTTATGAACAACTACGGCATTTATGCCTTGGTAGGTTCTACCACCAGCAAGTTGTCTGACCAGCTAGACGGCATATTCCCGTACATAGACTTCACTCTGCCAGTCACTGGCGGTCAAGTGTTAATCAACAACATCCTGTGTGCGGCATTCAACTTCTATTTGAAGTCCACTTACCCGTTTGCCACAGGTGGGCGGTTTATCCAGTGTGTGTTTTTTGAAAAGAAGTGGTTTGTCACTAGCCAGGGTGCACTGACTTACATCAATCCTGCACCTGTTGGTGGTGTCATCAACATGTACGGGGTTGCAGACAAGTCTTTGTTTAGGCTGTATGCCAGTGCGACAGCTAACGTGTCTAGCAAGATACAGACGGCTTTGTCGCCCATGAAAGACCCCATCCGTACCAAGCAAGCTCTGAAGTTTGGTATTGAAGCTACGCTTACCACTGGTGGCACATTCAACGTGACGGTGGATAGCGAGAGTGGCTCCAGTCCTACTTACGTGCTGAACAACACGGTTACGTGGTACAACAATGCGAGTGTAACTATTACTTGGGTAAATAATTCCAGTGCGACTATTGGCTGGTTGACAAGTAACGGTTATGCTCTTTATAAATCAGATGCCCAGCAATACGGTAAGTATTTGGGTCTGACAATGACTTCTACAGACCCAGCGTTTGTAGTGAACACGTTTGAATTTGAACATGAACTACGAGTGAGGTTCTAACATGACCGTACCTAATACATTTGGCACTGCAACATCTGCCATTCCTTTGTCCCAACTGGACGCAAACTTTAACACGCCTATTACTCTTGGTAACACGGCTATCCAGTTAGGCGATACCGTAACTACGCTCAACAACATGACGTTGGCAAACGTCACTATCAGTAGCGGTAATGTCACTATCACAAACGTAGCTATCACCACTGCTAACGTGAGTGGCACTGCAAACATCTCTACGCTGGTAGTTGTAGGTAATGCGACTGTAGGTGGGAATACATCTGTTACTGGAAATTCAACTGTTGCTGGAAGCGTTGTGTTGTCCGGCGGTACAGCCAATGGTGTGGCCTACCTCAACACAAGCAAACAACTGACTACGGGTAGTGCGTTGGTGTTTGATGGGACTAATTTAAGTGTTGGAACCACTGCTTTATCAGGCGGTAAATTCTCTACTATTGCTGATTTGACCTTGGTAAACGGATTAGTCATTCGTGATAGCGCAACAACTTATGCAAACAATGACAACTATCTTTTATTGCAAAACAGCACGGGGTCTACTGCTGGAGGTTTAACTCACCCTGCTTCAGGAAGTCTTGGTGTTTGGGGCAATGATGACATCCGTTTTTTACAAAGTGCCGCAGCAACGGAGTTAATGCGCCTAACCAGCACAAGCCTATACACCGCAAGCACAATCAATGTGGGTATTGGGACGAGTTCGCCAGATGGCCCATTGCAGGTGAGTTTTTCTAACGCACAAACTGGTCAATTTAATGCGGGTGCATCAACTTTATATCTTACAAATACAAACACAACCGATAACAACTGGTCTCAAATTTACTTTACAGATTCAGATGGGGGCGCTGCGGCTGCCACATTTGGTGCCCAATACACTAATCACGCTAACGACTATGCGGAGTTGTCATTTGCTACCCGAGGGGCTAGCGGGCTTGCCGAGCGTATTCGTATCGACTCCAGCGGTAACTTGATTGTTGGGGCTACGAGTGCGTATGACGCAAGTTACAGAGGCATTCAAGCAATAAATACCACTGGCGGCGATTGCGCTGTATTTACGACAACTGGCTTTTCTGGAACCGTAGTTCGTTGGAATAAAGCAACAAGTGGCGATAACCAATTTATTGATTTTTTTACTGAAACAAGCATTACACCTAGAGGCTCAATTACCTACAACCGAACAGCGGGTTTAGTTGCTTACAACCAAACATCAGATTACAGAGCAAAAGACATTAGCGGCCCTATCACTAACAGCGGTGCATTGATTGACTCTGTACCTGTTTACATGGGCAAGATGAAGGATGCTACACAAGAGCGTCCAATGTTCATTGCTCACGAAACGCCAGCATACGCACACACTGGTGAAAAAGACGCTGTTGATGCTGATGGCAAGCCCGTGTATCAACAGATGGACGCATCGGCTCTTATCCCTGTAATGTGGGCAGAAATCCAATCCCTTCGTAAACGCCTTGCCGCCGCTGGCATCTAATTTTTAGGAGTAAACCATGTCAACGATAGTTTGGTCAATCACAGCAATGAACGCATACCCTCAAGCAGAGGGTGAAACAGATGTAGTTTTCAATTGCCATTGGACTTGCAGCGGCACACAAGAGCAAGATGGCAAGACCTACAACGGTTCTGTCTACAGCACTTGTGGCGTGACCTACACCGCTGGCTCACCGTACACCCCGTATGCTGACCTGACCCAAGACCAAGTGCTTGGCTGGATTTGGGCATCTGGTGTGGACAAAGACGCTACAGAGGCGGCTGTTAACTTGCAAATTGCACAAGCTATCAACCCGCCTGTGGTGACACCTCCGCTTCCCTGGAGTGCATGATGAGCGTTAACTCACCCTTCACACCGACAGGCAACACAGTCACGTTCACAGGAGTGATAACTACGCCTCCTACGCCTGTGCAAGCAGTGTCTAGCACCCTCGGTGGTAATCAGTACCGCATCCTTAATGCTGGTTCTGTTACTGTCTTCCTGGGTATAGGTAACACTGCTGCTGGAGCTACTGCAAATGCAGTTGCGGTGACTAGCACTGCCGCAGCTATCCCCTTGCTTGCTGGCACAGATGAAATCTTGTCGTTCACCCCTAACGCATATTTCACAGGTATCACAGGTACTAGCTCTGCTGTTGTCTACATCACACCCGGCGATGGTTCGTAATGTTAAAAACGGCTAGTTCAATCACCAATGCCATAGGTGCTCTTAACTATAAGGGCACGTGGGATGCTGCAACCAACAATCCGACTCTTACGTCTAGTGTTGGTACACAGGGAGATTACTATGTCGTTTCTGTAGCTGGGTCTACAAACCTCAATGGCACTACCTTGTGGGGTGTCGGGGATATGGCTATCTTCAACGGTAGCATCTGGCAAAAAGCAGATGGTGGAGATACCAGCTTGGTCACAGGCCTGACAGTCACTGGTCTGACAGGCTACATGTATGCCAACAACACCACACCTGTTACCGCATCTACAACCATTCCTGTTGCTAACATCTCTGGCGCTGTACCCAACACAGTCAATGTACTTGCTGGAACAGGCATGTCTGGTGGTGGTGCACTCACAGGTAACGTCACACTCAACCTTGCCAACACCGCTGTAGTTGCTGGTACTTACGGCAATGCCTCTGCTGTCTCGCAGATAGTTGTAGACGCACAAGGACGTATCACCAGTGCTGGCAATGTCACTATTGCTATTGCCAACTCTGCTGTGTCAGGGCTTGGCACTATGTCTATACAGAATGCAAACAACGTAGCCATAACTGGTGGCAACATCACTGGCATCATAGGCAACGTAGTTGGTGCTATTCCTAACGGCACAATCACAAATACTCTCCTGCAAAACAGCACTGCTACGCTGGGAAATGCAACCATCACTCTGGGTGGTACTACCAGCTCTGTGGGGAACCTCACGCTTGCTAACGTGACAGTAAGCAGTGGCAATGTCACCGCAAATGTGTCTATGACCAACGCTACCAATGTAGGCGTTACGTTTGCCACATCCAGCTTACCGCTTGTACGTGCTGGGTATTTAA